TAAAGGTTCGTGAAACTCTGACACGTATCGGGGTTGCATCCCGTAAAGAGAAAAAGATTTATCAGTCCTGCCATATTCTGCATAAGCAGGGACGATATTACATTGTCCACTTTAAGGAACTGTTTGCCCTGGACGGCAAGCATGCTAACCTGACGGTGAATGATGTCCAGAGACGCAACAGAATTATCCAACTGCTTTGTGACTGGGGTCTGGTGAGTGTTATTTCACCAGAGAAGGTCACAGACATTGCACCCTTGAATCAAATCAAGGTGCTAGCATATAAGGAGAAGCACGAGTGGGTGCTTGAGACCAAGTATAATATCGGTAAGAAGAAGAAAGTAGAAACAACCGAATAAAAAAGTAGGGGATTCACTGTCCCCTTTTTTTATGTTTTATGCTTAAATAGTATTGGATGCCTTCGGGGTCCACACAATCTAATCTCGCTTTAAAAGGAGAAGTACAATGGTAAACATTCAGAAGTTTCATTCTGCTGATTTAAATTCTTTGGTAGACCGTATAAATAAGTATAGCATCGGTATGGATGATATATTTGATAGATTATCCCACGTCCATGAAACGCAGGGGAATTATCCTCCATACAACCTAGTTCAAATCAGCAATACGGAATCACGACTTGAACTGGCACTTGCTGGATTTAAACAAAAAGAATTAAATGTTTACACTCAAGACGGAAAACTATTTGTCGAAGGAACAAAAGAAGAACCAAAAGAAGAACCAACATACCACCACAGAGGAATGGCTCAGAGATCTTTCACCAGATCTTGGACACTCGGTGATGAAACGGAAGTTAGATCAGTTACTTTTGAGAATGGGTTACTGACCGTTGAATTGAGTAAAGTAGTGCCTGATCATCACCAAAGAAAGAATTGGTTTTAATATCCTGACTAATTTTTGCTACGGTTGATACAGAAGTGTATCACTATGATACACTATACTCTATATAATTATGTAATCGATTAGGAGGTATCAATGAACTTCACCACCACTGCTTTAGCAGCTGGCGCTCTAATGACTATTTTTGTTGGAGTTCCCATTACTGCAATTGTTTCTTAGACCATGGAAATTCTAGTAATTATCGCAGTACTCTCAGCAACAACATTCGGTGCTTATAAAATGACTCCAATACAATGATAAATGATATTAAATCATCTGCTCTTGCATTTGTCTATGCTTGGGCAGTTATTCTCGTTCCACTTGTACTCGTATCGTCTATCGTTAGTTTAGCAAATCCACAGACACAAGAATCTATCTAAATAAAGTATATCGTCGTCGCAGACGGAGGGGGAACTGGCAAAATCCAGTTGCAACCCCTCTTTTTTTATGCTATACTACCAGAAGGAAAATACTGATTTATGAGCGTACAAATTGCACTACTAAAGTCCGGTGAGGAAGTCATCGCAGATATCAAGGAGTTTCGTGACTCTGATGATAATCTAGTATCCTACTTCTTTGGTGAACCCCACTGTATTAAAATTAAAACTCAAGAGATTCTGATTGAAGCAGAAGATGCTCCTCCAAAGCATGAGTTGATTTTTTATAAGTGGATGGGATTATCCAAGGATAAGGATATCATTGTAAATAAAGATTGGGTGGTTTGCATTGCTGACCCACTCGATTCAATTGTAGAATCTTACGAAAGGAGGAATAGTGGAAGAGACCAACTTAGCAACAGACGAGATGATGTTGCCGCCAGACTCGATGATGCCGGAACCGGAACTCCCGACAGTTCAGGTACTTTGCTTAACGAACAGGTTACTTTTACTGAGCAAGATTGAGGAAGTCCTTGCAGATATCGGACAACCCGATTGTAAACTGACTAAACCCTGTCTGATTGAGAACGGAGAACTCACACCTTGGTTAACTGATGTATCAGATGACGAAGTTGTTATGATGAGTTCTGATAAAATATTGACAATGGTTGAACCCAACCAAAAACTACTTGATGAATACGAAGAGTTAACTAAGTAATGCGCTTCTANACTAATGTCTATCAGCGATTCAATGAAATGCTGGTACGTGGATATGAGAATGGCAGGCAATTCTCTTACAGGGAAGAGTTTGGACCAACTTTTTATGTACCTTCTAAGAAAGATTCAAAGTGGAAGACGCTTGACGGCGACAATGTAGAACCAATCAAACCTGGTAAGATTTCAGAATGTAAGGAGTTTGTAGAGAAGTACAAGGATGTTCATGGATTTGCCATCTATGGTAATGATAGGTATGTTGCTCAGTATATTTCTGATAAGTATCCTGAGGATGAGATCAAGTTTGATATCTCTAAGATTGGACTCTACACAATCGATATTGAGGTTGCTGCTGAAGAAGGTTTCCCTGACATACACAATGTTGCAGAGGAACTTCTTGCCATCACAATGCAGAATGCTGCAACTAAGCACATCACATGCTTTGCTTCACGACCATTCAATAACACTCGTAAGGATGTCACCTTCGTGCTCTGTCACGATGAGTTTGACCTTATCAATCGTTTCCTAGACTGGTGGCAGACAACTGCCCCTGACGTGATTACAGGGTGGAACTGTGAACTATATGATATTCCATATATCGTGAGGCGTATTGAGCGTCTGATGGGCGAGAAGACAGTCAAGAAACTTTCTCCTTGGAACAATGTCCGTCAACGTGAAATCCAGATGCACGGTCGCCCACAGATTACCTGTGAGTTGGCAGGTATCAGTGTTATTGATTACCTTGACTTGTACAAGAAGTTTACCTATACTAATCAAGAGTCGTATCGACTAGACCACATTGCATTTGTGGAACTAGGACAACGNAAGTTGGACCACTCGGAGTTTGATACNTTCCGAGACTTCTACACAGGCAACTGGCAGAAGTTCATTGAATACAACATCATTGACGTGGAACTTGTTGACCGTCTGGAAGACAAGATGAAACTGATTGAGTTGGCATTGACCATGGCATATGACGCCAAGGTGAATTATAACGATGTGTTCTTTCAGGTCCGCACTTGGGATGCGATTATCTATAACTATTTGAAGAGGCGTAATATTGTTATTCCTCCAAAGGAAAGATCAGAAAAGGATTCACAATATGCGGGGGCATATGTCAAGGAACCGCTTCCAGGAAAGTATGATTGGGTTGTGTCTTTTGACCTTAACTCTCTCTATCCTCATCTTATTATGCAATACAACATCTCTCCCGAGACGTTACAGGACACCAGGCACCCATCAACTACCGTTAATAAGATACTTAATCAAGAACTGACATTTGATGAATATAAGGATTATGCGGTTTGTGCTAATGGCGCAATGTATCGTAAGGACATCAAAGGATTCTTACCCAAATTAATGGAGAAGATGTATGGCGACCGTGTTATCTTCAAGAAGAAAATGCTTGCGGCAAAGCAGCAGTACGAGAAGAATCCTACTAAGGCACTTGAAAAGGAAATCTCTAGATGTAACAACATTCAAATGGCGAAGAAGATTTCTCTTAACTCTGCTTATGGTGCTATTGGTAATCAATACTTCAGGTATTTTAAACTAGCAAACGCAGAAGCAATTACTCTATCTGGTCAGGTATCTATCCGCTGGATTGAGAATAAGATGAATGCTAAACTGAACAAAATTCTGAAAACGAAAAACACTGATTATGTTATTGCTTCAGATACTGACTCCATTTATCTTAATATGGGTCCTTTTGTTGACTGGGTATTCAAAGACCGAGAGAAAACTCCTGAGGTCATTGTCGATTTCCTTAATAAGGTCTGTGAGGTGGAATTTGAACCTTATATTGAAAGTTCTTACCAAACGTTGGCGGACTATGTAAATGCATATGACCAGAAGATGCAGATGAAGCGAGAGAACATTGCTGATCGTGGTATCTGGACTGCTAAGAAACGATACATCCTCAATGTGTGGGACAGTGAAGGTGTGCGATATGCAGAACCTAAACTGAAGATCATGGGTATCGAAGCAGTCAAGTCATCCACACCTGCACCCTGTCGTCAGATGATTAAGGATGGTTTGAAACTGGTGATGAGTGGAACAGAGGATGAGGTAATTGAATTCATTGAGAACTCCCGTAAGAGTTTCAGAGCATTACCAGTTGAAGAAATATCTTTCCCTAGGTCGGTCTCTAGTGTGACCAAGTATAAAGGCATTAATACAATCTATGCAAAGGGAACACCAATGCATTGTCGTGGTGCTCTGCTGTATAACTTCTACATAAAAGAGCGTGGTTTGGGTAAGAAGTATGCTCCCATACAAAACGGAGACAAGATTAAGTTCTGCTATCTGAAGAGTCCAAACCCGACTAGAGAGAATGTAATATCCTTTATCCAAGACTTCCCTAAGGAACTGGACTTAGAACGATACGTCGATTATGAGATGCAGTTCAATAAGGCATTCCTTGATCCACTGCGTGTGATCCTGGATGCTATCGGGTGGTCTGTTGAAAAGAAAATAAGTTTAGAGAGTTTCTTTTCGTGAGTAAATACATTGTTCGCTGGTCCGAACCAGGAGATCTTTCTCCTCGACAAGAGAGCAGATACTTTGAAGATGAGACCAATGCTAAGTGGTTTGCAAAAGAACTGAAAAAGAGTTATAATTGGGTTATCTGCACAGAATCAAAAAACGTAATGGAGTAGAATGGATCTTCCTATCAACGACAAAGAATTGAATACTATTATTAGTGCTATGCGTCTCGGTGGAGATGCTGCACTTTATCAAAAACTAAAAAGAGTTAAGGAAATCCGTGATGATAATCCAGGCGGACCTTATAAGAAAATTGCCCGTGAAGAATTTGGAATTGCATTGTAATGGATTTTTTAAAAGAAATTGTAAAAGAGATTGGAGATGACTACACCCAACTCGCATCAGACATCGACGACACAGAAACCTTTGTGGACACGGGTTCTTACGTTTTTAATTCACTGGTCTCAGGTAGCATATTTGGTGGTGTTTCTGGGAATAAGATTACTGCCATTGCTGGTGAGTCTTCTACTGGGAAGACTTTCTTTAGTCTCGCTGTGGTTAAGAATTTTTTGGATAGTAATCCTG